TGAACAAATTGTATCCAAGTGGATACGGCACAACACTATATGATGAGAATGATGATGAGATATTGATATGTAAAGCAAAGTACAATTCTCTTTTCATATTTCCCTCATCTGTAAAGCATTCAAGAAATACTTTACAAAACTTTGGAGAAGGTGGTGATGCAAGATTAGTTCAAGTTATGTTCTTTAAGATTTAAAAAATGAAAAAAGACAAGTGGGTGTTTTTCGAAGAGAGTTGGAATGAGCACGATGGTAGCCCAATTCCTTTAAAGAAAGAAAAAAGATTTAGAAATGAAATCAAAAGAAATAAAATTAAGAATAATAGAAGCAGGTCACAGAGCGGTGGAGCAGCTTATAAAGGTAGCGAAGGAAGCGATTATTAAACACGACCCTGAAGATGATTTAGCTGCAGACAAATTAAAGAATGCTGCTGCAACAAAGAAGTTAGCAATCTTTGATGCTTTTGAGATACTGAATAGAATAGAATCAGAAAGAGAAGCTATTGAGTTAGCTGAGAAAGGAGTTAGTAAAACAGATACCAAACAAGGATTTGCAGAAAGAAGGTCAAAATAAACTGTATAGAACATTAGAGGACTATATCCCTAAGAACGTACTTAGCAATAAAAACAAAGCTAAGTCGTGGGAGTATGGATATGACTCTAAGTATAATGTAGTTGTTATATCGAAGACCGGGGAAGTAGGTTCTGTAATAAATATAAGTGGCTTAACAATAGCGCTACCTAAAGAACCTAAAAAGTGTCTTCAAAGACACTCTAAAAAAGAACAACAATTTTGGGAAAGAACAGACTTACCTAAAGATTTAGATAGAATACAATCTATATTCCAATGGAATGAAATGCCATCTACTTTTAAAAACAGATGGGTTGATTACATTGAGCGTGAGTTTGATTATAGNGAAGACGGTATGTTCTTTATGAACAACGGAAAGCCAACTTACATTACAGGNTCTCATTATATGTATCTTCAATGGACAAGCATTGACGTAGGATACCCCGACTACAGGGAAGCAAACAGAATATTTTTTATTTATTGGGAGGCTTGTAAAGCTGATAAGAGAAGTTTCGGAATGACCTATCTAAAAATTAGGCGTTCAGGTTTTTCATTTATGTCTTCAGCAGAATGTGTAAACACAGGTACTCTTGCTAAAGATGCAAGGGTAGGTATACTATCTAAGACAGGTAGTGATGCAAAGAAAATGTTTACAGATAAAGTAGTTCCTATAAATAACAGGTTACCTTTTTTCTTTAAACCTATAATGGACGGTATGGACAGACCTAAAACTGAATTAGCTTTTAGAGTTCCTGCTTCTAAGATAACCAAGAAGAATATGTACGAGGTGGAGCAAGATGTTCTTGAAGGTCTTGATACAACTATTGATTGGAAAAACACAGATGACAACAGTTATGATGGTGAGAAACTATTATTGTTAGTACACGATGAAAGTGGTAAATGGATTAAGCCTAATAATATTTTAAATAATTGGCGTGTTACCAAAACCTGTTTGAGATTAGGTAGTAAGATTATAGGTAAATGTATGATGGGTTCTACTTCAAATGCTCTTAGTAAGGGTGGTAGTAATTTCAAGAAACTATTTGAAGACTCAAGTGTAACATCTCGTAATGCAAACGGACAAACAAAAAGTGGGATGTATAATCTTTTTATTCCTATGGAATGGAATATGGAAGGATTCATTGATAGATACGGGATGCCTGTATTCAGGAAANCAGATGAACCTGTGTTGGGTGTTGATAATGAAATGATAGAGAATGGCGCTATAGACTATTGGGAAGCTGAGGTTGATTCATTAAAGAATGATGCTGATGCTTTGAATGAGTTCTATAGGCAATTCCCAAGAACAGAGTCTCACGCATTTAGAGATGAAAGTAAACAGTCCTTATTTAATCTAACCAAGATATATCAACAAGTTGATTTCAATGATACGTTGATATCAGAACATCATATTACAAGAGGTTCTTTTAGTTGGTTAAATGGAATAAAAGATACCAAGGTAATTTTTAGCCCTAATAAAAGCGGAAGGTTCTTGGTTAGTTGGACTCCCGAAAAGAATTTAACTAATAGAATTATAACTAAGAATGGAACTAAATATCCGGGTAACGAACACATAGGCTCGTTCGGATGTGATAGCTATGATATAAGTGGTGTAGTTGGTGGCGGTGGTTCTAACGGAGCACTACACGGATTAACAAAGTTTAATATGGATAACGCTCCAAGTAATGAGTTTTTCTTAGAATATATTGCTCGACCACAAACGGCAGAGTTATTTTTCGAAGATGTATTAATGGCTTGTGTGTTCTATGGTATGCCTTTATTGTGTGAGAATAATAAACCAAGGTTACTATATCATTTTAAACACAGAGGATATAGAGGTTTTAGTATGAATAGACCTGATAAGACTTACAATAAATTATCAAAAACAGAACGTGAGTTGGGAGGGATACCCAATACAAGCGAATCAGTAAAACAAGCACACGCTTCTGCAATAGAATCTTACATAGAACAATATGTAGGAATGAATATAGATGAAGATTTAGAAGACATAGGAACGATGCCTTTTTCGAGGACCTTGGAGGATTGGGCAAAGTTCGATATAAGTAACAGAACAAAGTTTGATGCAAGTATATCGTCAGGTTTGGCTATAATGGCGTGTCAAAAACACCTATACCAACCTGAAAAAAAACAATCAAAAATAAACATTAACTTTGCAAGGTATAATAACAAGGGAACAATAAGCGAAATTATTCAATGAAAGATGTTAAGGTAAACATAACATCGACAGGGTTTCCAAGTCAGTTTGTATCCGATGCTGAAAAAGCTACGGACGAATTTGGACTTCAGGTCGGACAGGCTATTCAATATGAATGGTTCAAGAAGGATGGAACTCAATGCAGATTCTATGACCAATGGAGAAACTTTCATAGGTTAAGACTCTACGCAAGAGGAGAGCAGCCTGTCGGTAAATATAAAAACGAGTTAGCAGTAGACGGAGATTTGTCTTATCTAAATTTAGATTGGACACCTGTACCTATCCTACCTAAGTTCGTAGACATTGTAGTTAATGGGATGTCTGATAGACTTTTTAAAGTCAAAGCATATGCGCAAGATGCTATGTCTCAATCCAAGAGAAGCAAGTATCAAGATATGATTGAAGGACAAATGGTAGCTAAACCTATTCTTGAAAAGATACAGGAAAAGACAGGCGCTAATCCATTCGTTGTAGACCCCGATAACTTACCTAAGGATGATGAAGAGTTGTCATTGTATATGCAGCTTAACTACAAACCTGCTATCGAGATAGCAGAAGAAGAGGCTATTAACACAATCCTTGAAGAAAATCATTACATAGATTTAAGAAAAAGATATGACTACGACCTTGCTACTTTAGGTATTGCGGTTGGTAAGCACGAGTTTCTACAGGGAGCAGGTGTAAAAGTTTCATATGTAGACCCTGCTAATATTGTTTATAGCTATACAGAAGACCCTCACTTTAAAGATTGTTTTTATTGGGGAGAAGTAAAGACTGTTAATATAACAGAACTAAAAAAGATTGACCCAAGTATTACTAAAGAGCAAATGGAAGAAGTTGCCAAGAGTGGACAGAGTTGGTATGACTACTACAATGTTGCGCAGTATTACGACAACGATATTTTTTACAGAGACACAGTAACATTAATGTATTTTAATTATAAGACCACAAAGAAGATGGTCTATAAGAAAAAGATTAATGAAGAAACAGGAGCAAAGAAAGTAATAGAAAAAGATGACCAATTCAATCCACCACAAGAAATGATGGATGAAGGTAACTTTGTTAAGATGTCTAAGACAATAGATGTTTGGTACGATGGAGTTATGGTTATGGGAACTAATTATATTTTAAAGTGGGAGTTAGCAGAGAATATGGTAAGACCTAAGTCTTCCTCTCAACACGCTTTACCTAACTATGTTGCAGTAGCACCAAGAATGTATAAGGGTGCTATTGAGTCTTTAGTTAGAAGAATGATACCATTCGCTGATTTAATACAGATAACTCATTTAAAATTACAACAGGTTATAGCTAAAGTTGTACCTGATGGTGTCTTCATTGATGCGGATGGATTAAATGAAGTTGACCTTGGAACAGGAAACGCTTACTCTCCTGCAGATGCTTTAAGATTATACTTCCAAACAGGTAGTGTAGTTGGTAGAAGTTATACTCAGGACGGAGAATACAATAACGCAAAAGTTCCTATTACTCAGCTTACGTCAAATTCGGGTGCAGCAAAAACACAGATGCTTATTGGAAACTACAATCACTATCTTGATATGATTCGTTCTGTAACAGGATTGAATGAAGCAAGAGATGGTAGTAAGCCTGACCCTAACTCATTAGTTGGAGTTCAAAAATTAGCAGCACTAAATTCTAACACCGCAACGAGACATATTCTTGATGCGAGTTTGTATATGTTTAGAACCATAGCCGAAGGTCTTACTTATAGGATAGGTGATATATTAGAGTATGCAGACTTTAAAGATGATTTTGCAAATAAAATTGGTAAATATAATGTTAGCATACTTAATGACATATCGGACTTGTATATCTACGACTTTGGTATATTCATTGAGGTTGCTCCGGACGAAGAAGAGAAGCAACAGTTAGAGCAAAACATTCAAGTTGCTTTATCTAAAGGAGATATAAACCTTGAAGATGCTATTGATATACGTGAGATAAAAAATCTGAAACTTGCTAATCAACTTTTAAAACTTAAGCGTAAAGCTAAGCAAGAAAGAGAAGAGCAGATGGCAATGCAAAAACAAGCAATGCAACAACAGGCTCAAATGCAGTCACAAGAAATGGCTGCACAAACTGCAATGCAAAAGCAACAACAAGAAATGCAAATGAAGATGCAAATTATTCAGGCGCAATCTCAAGCTGCTATTGCTAAGATGCAAAGCGAAGCTGAGTTGAAAGGTGTTCTTATGGATAAGGAGTTCCAAATGAATATGCAGTTAAGAGGATTGGATTCTCAAAACCTAATGCAGAGAGAGGATAAGAGAGAAGAGGCAAAGTCTTCAAGAATTAGTCAGCAAAATACTGAACAGAGTAAACTGATTAATCAAAGAAAGAATAATCTCCCTTCTATAAATTTTGAATCTAACGAAGATAGTTTAGATGGATTTGACCTTGCTGAGTTCGACCCAAGGTAACCGTCTAAAACTAAAATAATATTTGTATAACTTTGTATAAAATTAAATCTAATAAAATATGGACATTAAAGTAAGAGAAGTATCGGGTAACGAAGAGAGGTCAGTTCAAGAAGTTGAACAAGAACTTTTAGATAAGCACGAGGAAAAACATAATGAAGTTGTTTCTGAAAATGAAACTCCTGAACAAATAGAAGTAGATACAGAACAAAAGGAAGTTGTTAGTCAGGATACTCCAATGGAGTTGAAGGAGGAAGACGTTCTTTCGTTTATTAAAAATAAATACGGTAGAGAAGTTGGTTCTATGGAAGAATTAACTAAGGTTCGTGAAGACAGGGAAGAATTACCTGAAGATGTAGCCGCCTACTTTAAATATAAAAAAGAAACAGGACGTGGGTTTGATGACTTTGCTAAGTTGCAAAGAGATTTAGATGATTCTAATCCTGATAAAATATTAAGAGACTACTTAGTAGCTACAGAAAAAGGACTTGATTCTGAAGATATTGATGCGTTAATGGAAGATTATTCCTATGACGAAGAATTAGATGAAGAGAAGTTTGTAAAGAAAACTAAGTTATTAAAGAAAAAGGCTATTGCTAAAGCCAAAGATTATTTCGAATCTGAAAAAGAAAAATACAGAGTTCCTCTTGAGTCAAGTGGGAGCAACGTTTCTGCCGAAGATAAGAAAGCGTTGGAGGAGTATAAGCAGTATGTTCAACAGGCGAGTACCTATGAGGAGGAAGCTAAACGCAAATCAGATTGGTTTGTTAAAAAGACTGACGAAGTTTTCGGAAGTGAGTTCAAAGGTTTTGAGTTTACTGTAGATGGAGACAAGAAAGTCAACTTCAATCCCGGGGATAAGACTGAGATTCGTAAACAACACGAGACTCCACAGAACTTCATAAAGAAGTTTTTGAATGAGGATGGTTTAGTTGAGGATGCAGTTGGATACCATAGAGCACTTTCCGTAGCGATGAACCCTGAAAAATTTGCTAAGTTCTTTTATGAGCAAGGCAAAGCAGAAGCAGTCGATGATGTTATGCGTAAGACTAAGAACGTGAATATGTCTGAGCGTAGAACACCTGAGGTTACTACAAAAGGGGGAACTCAATTCCGAGCAGTAAATCCCGATAGTGGAAAAGGGCTTAGAATTAAAAGTAGAAAATAAATTATTAAAAACTAAAAAATTACAAAAATGGCAGGACAAGTTAACCCAACTCCGGGATTTGCATTGCAGCCGAGTGCTGAGCAAGTTCCTTTAGCGAGTAACTATATTACAAACTTTGATTTCTTAAATCAGTATCTACCTGATACTTATGAAAAAGAATTCGAAAGATATGGTAACCGCACAATCTCCTCATTCCTTAGAATGGTAGGAGCAGAAATGCCTTCTAACTCTGACCTTATCAAATGGGCTGAGCAAGGAAGACTACACACTAAATATGTAAACTGTTTATCAGGTGGTGCAGCAGCAGACCTAACGGCTACAATCTCAGTAAATGATACATTAGTACCGGGTAGCGGTTCTATCGCTATCAGAGTGGGACAAACCGTAATGGTAACAGGTAACGCAGGTGGTGGCTCAAACAAAGCAATCGTAACAGGTG